GTTGCCAAGAAGTACAAGGCGGCTGGCGGGGGTTACCGAGATTGAAAGCGCCTCAAAAATCATTGAAGGATTGGGGCGACCAAAAATGGAGAACCAAAAGTGGTAAAAAATCTTCTGACACTGGTGAAAGATACCTTCCAAGCGCTGCGATCAAAAGTCTCAGCCCTGCTGAGTACGCTGCGACGACCAAAGCCAAGCGTGCAGGAAAAGCCGCCGGAAAACAATTCGTAGCCCAACCAAAAAAGATCGCAAAGAAAACAGCAGGCTTTAGATAATGGCTACTACCTCAGGACTTTCCACCTTTAACCTAGACTTCAACGAGATTGTTGAGGAAGCGTATGAGCGGGCGGGTCTTGAGGTTCGTACTGGCTATGAGTTTCGTACCGCACGCCGGTCCTTCAACATGCTTACAATTGAATGGGCTAACCGTGGTATCAATCTATGGACTATTGAGCAAGGCCAATTCGTAATGAATACCGGGCAGGGCGTCTATGCTTTGCCTAGTACTACGATTGATCTCTTGGATCAAGTTATCCGTACACAGGCAACTACGCCTAACCAGATTGATATCAACATCAGTCGTATCTCTGAGTCAACGTACTCAACGCTGCCAAACAAGTTGGCGCAAGGCCGTCCCATTCAAGTGTGGATTAACCGGCAGTCTAATGAGAGCTATTTATCCACTGCAACGGTAGCGGCAACAGTATTGTCAACAGATACAACTATTACCCTCAGTTCAACAGTGAGCCTACCCGCTACAGGATTTATCACAATTGGTACAGAAACAATTTACTACGCTAACGTCAGCGGTAATCAACTACTTAATTGTTATCGTGGTCAGTACAACGGCGTCACTAATACAACTGCCGCTGGTCATGCAATTGGCGCAACCGTAACAGTCAATAATCTCACGTCTGTGAACGTGTGGCCTACACCTAACTCTCCTGGCGATCAATATGTGTTTGTCTACTGGCGTATGCGCCGTATGCAAGACGCTGGTAGTGGTGTCAATATCCAAGACATACCATTCCGTTTGATACCTTGTATGGTGGCTGGTTTGGCTTATTACGTTGGTTCTAAGCGCCCTGACGTGCCTATGGAGCGTATTGTGATGCTTAAAGCCGCTTACGAAGAACAGTGGATGTTAGCGTCACAGGAAGACCGCGAGAAGGCTCCTGACCGTTATGTTCCAAGACAGTCGTTCTACAGGTGATGTATGCCAAGTAGATATGCTTCAGGTAAATACGCAATTGCTCAGTGTGACCGCTGTGATGAGCGGTTTATGCTTAAAGACCTGAAGAAAGAAATTATCAAGACACGCCTGTTTAATTTAAAGGTGTGTCCTGAGTGCTGGGATCCTGATCAACCTCAGTTGCAGTTGGGTATGTACCCCGTGGATGATCCACAAGCTGTACGAGAGCCACGTCCTGATGTAAGCTATACGCAATCAGGAACTACCGGTTTACAGATTTTACTAACTAATAGCACTGCTCCAGATGGGTTTGGTTTTCCAAGCCAAGGTAGCAGAGATATTCAGTGGGGATGGAACCCGGTTGGCGGGGCGCAATATTTTGATACTGCATTAACACCAAACTACTTGTTGTTAGGCGTACAAATTGGTACAGTAACCATACAGATAGGAGCTTAATATGGACAAAGCAGATTTTAAACAAGACAAGAAGATGATGGCTGGTATGGTGCATAAGCACGAAAAAGGCATGCATCAAGGTATGAAGCCAACAAAGTTTGCCAAAGGCGGCAAGACTAATGCTCAGATGAAATCTCTGGGTCGTGGTCTGGCTAAAGTGGCTAACCAAAAGAAGTCATCTTTCACCTACAAAAAAGGGGCTTGATATGGCCAAATTTAGTCAAAAGCAGGGCGGCAAAGAAGTTGGCAATGCTAAAGTCTATGCTCCTCCTCACACCATGGACGGCGGCAAAGTTGAGCTTGGCAACGGCTACAGCGGTGCTAAGCCCACTCGCGCAGACAGAGTAAACATGTCTGTCGGTAACATCAATCGTGATGGCTACAATCCTGACGTAAAGACAACTGGTATCAAAATTCGTGGTACAGGTTGCGCTACTAAAGGCACAATGGCACGAGGCCCGATGGCATGAATTACACCCAGCTCAGCGCTAACATTCAAGCGTATACCGAGAATACGGAGTCTAACTTCGTGGCGGAGATCCCTGTCTTCGTGCAACAGGCTGAGCAGCGTATTTATAACTCCATGCAGTTTCCGTCCATTCGCAAGAATGTGACAGGTCTTGTTAATTCAACAACACCATACCTAGCATGTCCATCAGACTTTTTGGCTGTGTATTCTCTAGCGGCAGTTGATGCTACTGGGGCGTATGAGTATCTGTTGAATAAAGACGTTAACTTCATTCGGCAGGCATATCCCAATCCAAATACGGATAAAGGGATCCCTAAGTACTACGCCTTGTTTGGGCCTCAAAGTAACGACGTTAAAGAACTGACTTTTATTGTTGGCCCTACACCTGACGCTAACTACACGGTTGAGCTTCACTACTATTACTATCCGCCATCTATTACTACTAATCAAACTTCTTGGTTGGGTGATAATTTTGATTCTGTGCTACTGTACGGATCGCTCGTTGAAGCTTATACTTACATGAAGGGTGAGCCAGATATGATGGCGCTGTACAACCAGAAATTCATGGAAGCTCTTGCATTGGCTAAACGTTTGGCTGACGGCATGGAACGTCAAGATGCGTATCGTTCTGGTCAATTCAGACAACAGGTGACATAACATGACTATTGCTCAAACAGCAACAACCAGCTTTAAAGTTGAACTGCTTCAGGCAGTGCACAACTTTGGCCCTACAACGCCCAACACTTTTAAAGTAGCGTTGTACACAGCAGCTGCAAACATTGGCGCTACTACAACTGTGTACACAACATCAAATGAAGTTACTGGAACCGGCTACACAGCAGGCGGTAATACGTTATCAATATCCGTATCTCCAACCTCTGGGAACAATACAGGCGGCGTACCAACCGCATTTGCATCGTTCAATAATTCAAGTTGGACAAACGCTACATTTACAGCTAGAGGCGCTTTAATCTATAACTCTACACAAGGTAACAAGTCAGTAGCGGTTTTAGATTTTGGCGCGGATAAAACTGTAACCAACGACACTTTCCAAATTATTTTCCCAACTGCCGATGCGAACAGCGCCATCGTGCGCATTTCTTAAGGACTTATCATGAGCACAGAAATTTCAAAAGCCCAAGACAGCGTGTCAGCAAGCTTGACTGCAAACAAAGGTTCCACAGAGCGCGTTGGTGCTGGTGGCGTTTACACGGTTACTTGCATAGGCGCTGATGGCGTTGAGAAGTGGTCTGATACCTTTCACAATTTGGTTGTGAACGAAGGTCTGCAAGACATGAACAGCAAGTACTTTAAAGGTTCTGGTTACACAGCCGGTTGGTACTTAGGTTTGGTGCAAGGCCCGGGTTCAGGTACTACATACGCCGCTGCAGACACTCTGGCTTCACATGCAGGTTGGACAGAATTAGTTCCCGGTACAGCCTACACGGGTAACCGTATTGCCGTTGTGTTTAACGCTGCTTCGCCAACATTAGCCGATCCTTCAGTAGTAAGCAACTCTGTTGCCCCATCCGCATTCCCTATGTTGGTTAACGGCACTGTTGTTGCTGGCGCGTTTTTAACAACCGCAGCTACAGGCACATCTGGTATTTTGTTCTCTGCTGGTGACTTTACTGGTGGCGACAAAACTGTTGACTCTGGCGATACATTGAACGTTACTTATACGTTCTCTCTTGACGCAGCCTAATAGGTATTGCGGTGTTTGGAGATGCCACATTTGCCCAAGCACCCTTCGCCGCTCTAGGCGGGGCTACAGTGTTGTCGTCTGTAGATGAGGCAGCTACGGCTGCTGATTCTGTTACTCAAGAGACTCGCGCAGGCGCACTTATACAAGAGTTTCTTGCAGCTACGGCAACTGTTGTTAGTTTAAACAACATCATGACTGCGGCTAGGGCTGAAACGGCTACAGCTACAGACACAACAGCAGCCGCGCCATCTAATTTTTTAGCCTCTCAAGCAGAAACAGCTACAGGTACGGATACTCAAACAGCTGTCGGCACAATGCTGGCTTCAATATCAGAATTAGCTACAGCAACAGATGCGCCTTCGGCTACTGCAAACTTGTTAGCAGCTCTTACTGAGGCAGCTACAGGAGCGGATGAGTCTAATGCTAGCCGTGGTTTCTTTGTCAATATTACTGAATCCGCCGTCGGCTCAAATACGCAAAGTGTTACTGTTAAGTTTGTTAGTAGCATACAAGAGTTGGCTTCTGGACTTGATGCGTACGGCAAAGTAAAAGACGCAAACGTGTACCCTGCTGGTATACAGTTAACTGTATCTATAGGTCAAACACTTGTGTGGGGTACTATTCCTACTGAACAACCACCCCCAGCGCCCGACTGGACAGAAATACCGACTTAAGGATTTATCATGGCTTTAGTATTAAAAGATCGGGTCAAACAAACCGCGTCAAATCCCGGTACAGGCACAATCACGCTGTTAACTACAACCGCAGGTTTTCAAGCATTTTCTGCAATTGGCGATGGAAATACAACGTATTTTGCTATTGTGGATGCCGCTACGGGCGCATGGGAAGTTAACTACGGTACGTACACATCGTCTGGTACAACTCTGAGCCGTAATGCCACACCTCTGTCTTCGTCTGCTGGCGGGGCGT